ATGCCCCTTACCGATGTCGCTGTCCGTGCGGCGAAGCCCCGCGAAAAGTCCTACAAGCTGGCCGATGGCCAAGGCATGTACCTCGAGGTCATGCCGAGCGGCTCGAAGTACTGGCGGTTGAAGTATCGCATCGACGGCAAGGAGAAACGGATGGCCCTCGGGGTCTATCCGGCGGTGACCTTGCTGGCCGCTCGGAAGGCCCGTGACGAGATTAAAGATCAGTTACGCGGTGGCCTCGATCCCTCGCATGAAAAGAAGCGCGTGAAGGCGCAGCGCAGCCTTGACCGAGCGAACTCGTTCGAGCCGATCGCGAGGGAGTGGCATGAGCAGAAGAAGGGCGCTTGGAGCGTTCGGCACGCGGATCGGATCATGAAGCTTCTCGAACGCGAACTGTTTCCGGTGCTCGGAGCGCGGCCGATCGCCGAGATCACGGCGCCCGAGTTGCTCGCGGTGATTCGAAAGATTGAGGCCCGCGACGCGATCGAGCTGGCGCACAAGGCCATCCAGGCAACGAGTCAGATCTTTCGGTACGCGATTGCCACCGGCCGGGCAGAGCGTGACCCGGCTCCCGATCTTCGCGGTGCGCTGAAGACCCGTACCGTCGTGCACATGAAGCGCGTGAGCGAGGCCGAGCTGCCGGAGCTCATGCAGAAGATCAGCGCGTACGACGGCGACTTTCAGACGCGCCTAGCGCTGCAGTTCATGGCGTTGACGTTTGTACGGACGAGCGAACTGCGGTTCGCCGAGTGGACCGAGATCGACGAGAAGAAGAAGGAGTGGCGCATCCCGGCCGAGAAGATGAAGATGCGCACGCCACACATCGTGCCGCTGTCAAAGCAGGCGCTCGAGGTAATCGCGAAGCTGCGCGAACTGAACGGCCAAAGCCAGTTCGTGTTCCCCAGCCGTTCGAGTTCGAAGAAACCGATGAGCGAGAATACGATCCTGTACGCGCTGTACCGGATGGGTTACCACTCACGGATGACCGGGCACGGCTTCCGCGGCCTGGCATCGACTATCCTGAACGAGCACAATTTCAACCGTGACTGGATCGAGCGCCAATTGGCGCACAGCGAGCGCGACGGCGTCCGAGCGGCGTACAACCACGCCGAGTACCTGCCCGAACGCCGGAAGATGATGCAATGGTGGGGTGACTATCTGGACACGCGCGCGTCCACGATGCGCGCGGATCGAATATCGAGTGGGCGTTGATCGCGTCGGTACAGTCGTTGCTTGTAACGAAACGGCCACCGCATGCGTTGTAGGCCCCGTCCGAAAACCTGACAAGAACCGGGCTGGAATCATGAAATAGGGTTAAAATCCGCGTCTTTTCCTACATTCGTCTGCTATTGTCCAGTGTTAACATCACGTCGATAGTGACGGATGGAACATCACTGCGGGACGGGGCACATCACTTTGGGAGTTCGTCATGGCCGCTGAACTTGAACAGGAGCTTGCGACATACAAGCGCCTGCTGCCGGAATTGCTCAACGACGAAGGGAAGTTTGTACTGATCAAGAAGAATGAGGTCGTCGAGAAATTCGACTCCTATGAAGACGCCTTGAAAATTGGCTACCAGCGATTCGGGTTGGAACCATTTTTGGTCAAGCAAATCAGCCGTCTCGAACCAGCCGCAAACTTTACGCGTCGCTATATTGTCCCGTGCCCAGCATAAATCTCCAGATCGGTCCTATGGGACCATTGGTCCATGTTGTCCTTGCCAGTAGCGTTCCGCGCCAGGCTGCTTTGACAGCCGCGGGGGTAGCGTTGCCGGCACCGACGCAGGGTATCTTCCTTATCGACACAGGTGCAAGCCATACGTCTGTAGATCCAAGCCTGCTTGCGCCGTTGAAGTTGCAGCCGACGGGAACGATTCCGGTGCACACTTCATCGACAAACGGTGCACCGGTTTCATGCAATCAATATGACGTGGAACTCGCGATTGGCGCCCCAAACGGGCTGCCTTTTACCGTGCCCGCTCTTCCAGTGACAGAAGCAAATCTTGCTGCGCAAGGCATCTTTGGTCTGATCGGTCGAGACGTTTTGTCACGCTGCACGTTTATCTACAACGGTGTTACCGGGCTGTATACGCTCTGCTATTGAGCTGGTGCCACCGATGAATCACGAAGCCCCGCACCGTGCGGGGCTTCTCATTCCCGTGGTTGTAGAACGTTACTTTCTCGGAATGATCGCGACGGTAACTTATCGCATCCCAGCACGCCTCATCTCCTCGCGAAGCAGATGCATCAATCGATGCAACTGTCCCTGTGCGCCGGCTAGATCGCCCTTGTTTTTGACGTTCTTGTCGGTATAGACGTACCACTCCTCGATGCGCTCGAGCGAGTTCCTGAGCGCGCGGATCTCGAGGATGAGCCACCGCACCTGAAGATCGGTGTATTCGCGCCATAGCGCGCGAAGCTCGTCCTCTGTCGGGGCGTCGAACTCCGGGACCGCCGGCTTCAGCTTGAACCGCGGATCCGTGAGCGGGATGCGGTTGCGATCGATCCTGGTTGCTTCGATCGGCTCGCATGGGCCGAGGAACGTCGACCGCGGGTCCTTGTCGATCCAAAACTCAAATTCACGTTTTGTGAGCTCGATCGGGGTCCTCAGGCGATTCTTCTCGCCTTGGAATCCGTACTCCCAGATGTATGCCCACTGTGGCTTGATCACGGCTGAAATACTGTATAAAAACACAGTATATTTCGAGATAAGCTGCTGCGGTCAAGACCAAAATCGGGGGAGACGGGCATGTGTACACACTACCGAGCGCCGCATGAGGACATCGAGATCCGAGAGTTGAGGATCGAGCCGTTCAGTGACCTGTATCGGGACTTCCCTTGGAAGCCCGAGATCTACCAGGACTATCTCGCGCCGATCGTTGCGAACGTCGATGGAAAGCTCAAACCGTTGGCTGCGGGCTTCGGATTTTGGCCTCGGGCACTACAGAAGGCCAACGTCGAGAAGGCGAAGGAGCAGGGGCGCAAGCCGCCGATTATGCGCAGCACGATGAACGTGCGCGATGACAACCTCGGCAAGTCTCCGTTGTACGGGCCGGCGTGGCGTGCCGGGCGCCGCTGCCTAATCCCGGCCGAGTGGATCTATGAGTCGTGCTACGAGACGGGGAAGAATGTGTGGCACCGGATCGGACTGGCCGAATGGCGCACGATGTGTGTCGCGGGCATTTGGCGGACGCTGACGGGCCCGGACGGCGTCGACCATCACACGATGTCGATGATCACCGTGAACGGCGAGGTGCACCCGATCTTCTCCCGCATGCACAAACTCGGGGACGAGAAGCGAGCCGTTGTGATCCTGCATCCGGGCGACTGGGAAGAGTGGTTGACGACGTCGAACGTCGAGGCTGCGCGTGCGATGCTGCAGCTTTATCCAGCTGACGATATGCTGGCGGAATCCGCAACAACTTCTGAGACCGTGTAATGCCGATCCTCGAAGGTTTGAGCTACGGCGAACTTACTGCTCAGGCCGAACTGGTGATCAGTTCGCTGCTTGCGCGGGCGACCGCAATTCCCGATCAGGACGCAGCCGGGAAGTTTCGAGATCTCGCGCATGGTGCGCTTGTTCTCTGGTCCGGCCTTGCATATCGGACCGCAATGAAGATCGGTGAGGTGGACAGATACATGGCTGATCAGGAGCGCTTGAGTGCGATGTTTCCCGAAGGTATGTTGAACGTTTGAAGAAGCGGAAACCAACTATCTGAGTGCGTGTTACGATCGTCGGGCCACAAAACGGGGGATCAATATCAATGTCGACGGCATACGAGTCTGCCAGATCTACAGTCCAGGTGCAGCGCATTGCAACGAAGGCCAATCGACTTTCGCCTGTTGCTATATGTATTCGAGAAGCATTAAGACAAGGTATCGAGGCAGGAATATGCTCGAGCCTGAGCTTGTCTCTTCACGATTCCAACACGGATGTTGTACTTAACTTCGCAATCTCTACGCCGCACGGGATGGTGGAGTGTGTGTTTGATCAAGCATTCAAAGACGATGAGCTTGTTGGGCGGTATCGATTTTTTGCGGTTGAGAGACTGCCGGGCGAGCAGGTTGTCGCGACGGAAGTCTGGGCTATCTTGTTTACCGAGGGCAGCGAGGTCGCGCTCGATACCTCCGGTTCGTTCGGTTGGTCGATAGACATTAACGAGTCAGTCACGATGAGATTCGTCGAAAACTTTCTCGTGACGCTCCATGCCAAGCTGCAAGCGAATCTTCCCCGCTACTAACCTCATATTGGAGGTCGCATCGTGAAGCGAGTGTTTCTTCAGAAATACTATGAAGCAGAGGATGAATCGTATCCGCTTGGCGCTCCCAGCGAGTATGAGGTCACCGATGAAGAACTCGAGGAGTTCAGCAATGGCGTCGTGTGGAGCGATCGACTGAATGGTCTCTTCGCTATCGTCGACAGCGATCCGAGTTGAGTCCTATGACGATCTTGTCGAAGGAAGAACTGATCGAACTGACCGGCGGCCTAAAGCAAGGGGCAGCCCAGATCCGCTGGATCGAACGCGCTCTCGGCATCAAAGCGCCGCGGCGCATCGACGGAACGCCGATGATCACGTGGGAGCAGATCAACAACGCTCTAAACCCCGATCGGTCAGACCGCAGCCGTGGGATCAACTGGACGAAGTAGCTATGATCCGATGGCAAGCAACTTGTCCACTTCCTCGATCGGAATGAGACCGCAGCGGTTCAGCCGCAGCGTCCCGAACTTGATCATGTTGTGCACGGTCCGAGCGCTCACCCCGAGCATCTCGGCCGCCTGCTTCTGGTTGACCTGAGCAGGGCGGGGATGTCGGTCCGCATATAGCTCAACCGCTCGTAAAGCAATGCGCAATTCGCGAGCCTCGTCGGTGCCGTGGGCGCCTGCGTGATCGACGCCTTTTCTCTTGATGGTCCCGATCCTTGACCGTAGCCACTCGTCGAAGTTGATCGAGAGATCGTCGTGCTGGTTGCGTTGCATGTCTCCTCCTGGTCGATGTCGCGCTCGTCAGTATCCAACCATCCGGCGAACCCTTAGGTCGGATGCCGTCATGTATTCTGCGTCCGGGCTGACGTAGTACTTGCTTCCAATTTTCTTCGGGGTAGGGTGGATCATCCCATTCTTGACCCAATTTCGAATTGTGCGTAGCGGGGGAGCATATTCGCCAAACGTTTCTTCGGCCCACACACTAAGAGGTATCAGCTTGGGTTTGGATTTTGACTTTGGCGTAAGTTGCGGTGGAGAGGATTTCTTGGCGATATTGTCGAGCGCTTCCTTGATTTGCTTCTCATCTCTCTCGATTTGACGAACCACTCGTTCGACCAAGGGGAGCTTCCGCGCTTCCTTTTCTTCGTCAAGCCATCGTAGGTACTCCGGAACATTGAGTTCGAACTCGCCGTCACCTACGCGGCGAAAGTGCCGATCGCGTTGGAGCCGGCCATTCCGCATCTGGCTCCTGATCCGAGGCAGGCTGCGGTTCATGATCTTCGCGGCTTCTTCCAACGGAATCCATCGGTCGTCTTCTTGTTTCGTCATTGGCGTCTCCCAAGCTGTTGACCATACGTTCCCACCGTGGCGAACAGTTTACAAAATTCCTCTTGACCAAGGGTTTCTGCGGGGCTACTCTGGTTTCATCGCTGAAACAACAGTGATCGGGTTTGGCGACCTGACTCCATAGGCGGACAACCGCCGAAGTGCGGTTTTTTTACGTCCGTAGGCCACAGCACGCCTGTACAATTTACGGGTGGGCGATGGTGGGGAGACCTTCGGGTCTGCCGGTTTCCTATGGGCCGGTTCGCCAACCCTGTCATTCGCCCGCCCACCCCATTTGGCGATGGGGCGCGGGTCTCCACATCCATAGGAGGCCGAAATGCCTGGTTCAAACGCGCCCGCAGTTTCCACTTCCCGACTCGACTACACCGATCCGACGTTTCGCGGCGCGATGATGAGTGACCATTGGGTCACCGGCGACGACAGCGAATTCGCCATGGTTCCGGCGAACCTCATCGCCGACGTGTACCGCGCGTCTGATGCGATCACGACAATCGCTCGATTGGTTCATAACAGCAGCTGCGAACCGGGAATGTCGAACGCCGAACCGCTCGGACATGCGGCTCACCTTGGCCTGCTGAACGCTGCGGAAATCGTCGGTCAGTACCTGACTGAAGTTGCGGACCGGATGCTGGAAGGCATGCAACTGGCCAAGCGCGTGAACGAGTCTGCGGAGGTGCGCCATGACTGACATTCGCGCGCTGAAGACGCTGCCCGAGACGCTTCCGAACGTCAGCGTGATGACCAGCCTCTTGTCGATCACCGGCGGTCTACCGTTGTTAGATGCCTTGGAAGCATCGTCGTGCCATCTGACGGTTGCGCTCGACGTGCTGAGCGAAACCGCGGCCAATAGCACTGAAAAATCAAGCGCGTTGTATGCCGTACTCACATCGGTGGGGATAGCCAAAGGGTTGCTCGATTCTGCCGTTGGTGCCATCCAGGTCGCCGACAACGAGGTGCGTCATGACTGAGAAAATCAATCCCAACGCAGTTGTTCCGTCCGCCGGCGAGTTGTCCATCGTCATGGACAGAACTCTTGCCTATGCATGTTACGTTGGCACCCGCGCGCATCTGGAAGCTGAAGGTGTCATTCCTGCAGGAACCGAATGGCGACGAGGATATCGATCGATTTTTTGGGACGAAAACGGCATTAGCTTCGCCTTACAGCGAGCACGTCCCAAGGGTGCCAAAGGTCCGCGACGAGAGTTCGAAGACTGCGACAACTGGTGCCTGCGCATGCATGCGGTCGGCCGAGACCATCGCGATTCCTATATTCGCACGAAGGCTCGAGAACTTCGCGAGGCGCTCTTCGCGCAAACGCCTGAAGGAAAAAAGCTCAGGAATCTGTATTTCGTGGCTCTCGAGGACAAAGGCTTCCAGGAGTTCCGTGACAAGGTGACCGCGCTGGCAGAACTCGAAAAGCCGAAGAGTCGGCGGCGTAGGGCCGAGCAAGCAAGCGGGGAGGGCGATCATGACTAAGCGCTATTTGTCTCCGGCGTACCGGGCCGGCGTAGAGACTTTCGTGTCAAAGATGCGCGAGTGGCGGGCAGATCCGGAGCACAACTATCCTCGTCAGACTGCTGCGAAGATGAGCGAGGCCGTGACGAGTCTGGACGGCGACGAGCGGACCGGGTTTGAGGAATCTCTGTCCCTGCTTTTCCACATGTATGCGTTCGAGGGATGCGGGCCGTGCTTCGAAAGCTGGAACCCGATCCCAGAGCTGGAGGATCCGGACTACTGGCTTGCTCAACAGTAAGTTGCGTCGCAACATGCCGCGCCAATTCGGTACGGCATAATCGGTTCAACCGCGCCTAGCTCGACGGGGCGAACGCAGGGCTCCCTTACCCTGCTGGCGCGGCTTTCTTTAAGGGGGCATGAGGGAGCGCCGTGGAGCATTTGAGAAAGTCTCACAGCATTGCCAAGCTGGCGAGGGAATGGGCGAAAGAGGAGCCGGGAGATCGTCAGTTCGAATTGCTTCATGCGATAGCGAACGGGCTGCTCGTCGTCACCGAACCAATAGTAGATGCAGCCATATTGGATACGGAGAGCGACGAGAACCAATTCCTTGCAGAACATAGTGACTACGAACGCTGCTATTGGATTAGCGGTGCCGAGGTGATTTTCCGTCGAGATTTCATGACTGCAATCACCGAGTACCTTGAGTATGGATCCCCCAAGTCAGTGAGCACGATGCAACTCGATGAAGCCTGTCGACATCTGTGCATCCGGAAAACCGATTTCCTTCAGTATCTTACGAAACAGCGACGCACACTACCTTCGTTTTGGTTTTCACCCGCAGAGCGAGTGGTTCTCAAGGACGCACCAAAAGACCTAGCGGCATCATTGTCGAGGATCGAGGCCGATCTTAACGAACGGAGAGGAGTTCCGACGCTGTTGCAGCTTTGGTTCTTGCACGATACATGGACCCGTAGTCAGGGCCTGATGCTGATGTCTGATCTGAGCCCAAGCACGAAGTTTGATTACGAATATCGCTCGATGGACGACAGAGTGCGCTTCATTTCGTATCTTGAAACGCTCGATGGGCTCGAGCACGACCCAGATGAGGGCTACACATACGAGAAGCGATTGGCGTTGTATGAGTCTCTTTGGGATAGCGGCGATCATCCATCGCGAGCAACCCCACAGTACTTTGTGGACTGGGCCGTCGCAAAGCTGAAGCCTCCATCGTGGATGGAATGGGCAATCGAAAAAAATCTGCTGAAGCGGCCCGTACCCCAAGACCAATCCGTCCCAAATAAAACTGTAAAGACGCTGCGCGAGTTTTGTGGTGGTCACGAAACTATGTTGCTTAAGCTGTTAGTCAAAGGGGCGGTCCAGTGGTGGAGCAGTTACGATCCCAATGACCGGTCCACTGCTCCAAAATCGGATGATGTCATTGCCTGGTTCGTCGGGCAAGGCACATCTTCTCGCGTAGCTGAAGTGATGGCACAAATTCTGCGAGCTGATGGGTTACCAACGGGGCCTCGCGGAAAGTGATTGGATCGAGTTGGTTCAACGCCGAAACGCACTAATGGGTTGGTTGTCCGCGCCAAGGAGTCCCAATACGGAAGCGGGTTTTCGACCGACTACCCAATTGTCCGCGCCAACTTTCCGCGACGTTCGCGCCTATTACCTAGGCTGAATTGCTACCAATATTCACTCACTGGTTACCAAGTGAGGGAATATGAATAAGACAGCAGCGCGGGCCGATTCCGGCAAGCCGACCGAGCCGATCCTCCCGCGGGTCGGCCTCTCCAAATGGGCTCAGATCGCGCCCTTTATTCCGATGTGCCGCGAGTCCTGGCGGAAACTGGGGCTCGCCGGCAAGGCGCCCCAACCGATCCGGATGAGCCGCACGCACTCCTGCTACAGCAACGCCGAAGTGCATCGATGGCTGGCGGATCCGCTCGGTTATCGAGCTAATCCTGGCCTCGGCAAGGCTGCGTAAGTGGTCTTGCGAAAATCAAAAAATGGAACCGATCATTCAGGGCAGCGAGCCGCCGAAGATCGCTGAGAACGTCAGCAAACAGAAACTCGGACTGTTCGAGAACATGGTGATCTTCGCGAACAAGGTTATGAAGGTGTATCCGGCATTCTGTGAGCTCTACGGAATGGAGAAAGTGATCGAGCATGTGGTGGTGAACTTCGCCAGGGCCGCTCGCCGTGCGGCGCTTGGGGCGACACAGTTCGCGCAATATCGCTGTCTGCGACAAGGCCTTAGGCGACTTCTTTTCTGGTAGTGGCGGCGCTTCTGGTAAGGCTCGGACGAACCACTATCACTCATTCGTGGTGTCAGTGGCCCTCTGGACCAGAAATGGCCGGGAATCCGGGTTAGATTATGTGCGTCGATTGGTCATCGACATAAAGAAAGTGGGTGCCCCGTTTTTTGGGCGATGAGTCGCGCCGGCCCACTCGGCAAGACGTTGGCCTAACCAGCCCATCGCCCAAAGTACGGGGCTTTTTTATTGCCGTTTAGTAATCCTTAATGGATTGTTGGCAAGGATGGTAAGCATGAAAGCCATTGAAGATGATGTGGTCGTTACGACTCCGCCGTGTCAGGTGTTTTCGGCGCCGCTGCGCCTGCGACGATTCAGCGTGCCGAATCTCGCCGGTTGGTCGATCGAGCAGGCGGACGTGACCGAAGTGACCGGGCAGGCCCGCGCCGACTACGAGCGCGAGCTCCGTATCTGCGCGATCGGCAAGCTGCTCGAATCGCCGGCCGCAACGCCGCTCTGGCGGCGCGTCTGCAAGCAGGCTATGTACGACGAGATCCGTGCACGCAGCGTCGACCAGAGACTCGTCATGGAACTGGCCATCCAGGAGTCGATGCGATGAGCTTCCAAGCCATGACATGGGCCGTCGAGCAGGACTTGCCGGCCCTTCAGAAGCTCGTGTTGTTGATGCTCGCGAACTGCTGCAACGCGCACACGGGACGTTGCGACCCGTCACACGACACTCTCGCCAAGGAATGCGGTATGAGCCGGGATTCCGTGCGTCGAGCGATCGCCGAGATCGAGAAGAAGGGTTTGATCGAGATCCGCCGCCAGACGCAAAACGGCGTCAACCTCCCGAATCAGTACGTTCTGAGGGTGGGTGCATCCATGGGGGGAGTAGGTGCTGAGAGCACCGACGGGTATGTTCACACAGCACCTACCGTAGGTGCTGACAGCACCGGGGGTAGGTGCTCACAGCAGGGAGGGGTAGGTGCTGACAGCACCACAAAACAGGAAGTTAAACCAGGAAGTAAACCTACTCGTTCGTGCGATTCGAAATTCGATGAAGCGTGGCAGCAGTATCCGAAACGCGAAGGCTCGAATTCGAAGCAGGCAGCTCAGCGGGCTTGGAACGCTCGGATCCGTGAAGGCATCGATCCGGGGGGGCTGGTCGCAGCAGTGGTCGCCTACGCTGCGGCGATGAAGGCGGCAGGAAACATCGGTACGCCGTACGTCAAGCAGGCGTCGACGTTCTTCGGTCGTGATCGGCACTTCGAGGAATTCGCGAAGCCTCGTCCGGCTGACGGTGATCTCTTCGACGGCGGCACGGCGGTTCCGTGGTGGAAGGCCGCCGGCTTCACGTACCAGTGGCAGGCGACCAACGCAGGCTGCAGCGAACGATCGGCGCACCTCTGGGCCAACGGCGTCCGTCAGGGAGCTCGGGCATGAACGCGCGAGAACTGGCCGAGCTGATGGCGCAGAACGCGCAGACCATCGCCGAACACCTCCTGCCGAACGCTCGCAAGTCGGGCAAGGAGTGGAAATCCGGCAGCACGGCTGGCGAGAAGGGGCAGAGCCTGTCGGTGTGCCTCAGCGGCGCCAAGCGGGGTATTTGGAAGGATTTTGCGAGCGGCGAGGCTGGTGATCTGCTCGATCTCTGGTGTGCGTGCCGGTCGCTGTCGGTGGCCGACGCGATGCGCGAGGCGAAGCAGTTCCTCGGCGTCCGCGACGACATTCCGAAGCGGCAGGCGCCGACGTATCAGCGTCCGGCGCGGCCGAAGGCGACGCGCCCGACGAGCTTGCTGGACGAGTGGTTCGGCGGCCGCGGCATCTCGCCCGAAACCGTGAAGGCATTCCAGATCGCCGAGCAGACCAACGGGCCGAAGACGCACATCGTCTTCCCGTACCTCCGCGGCGGCGAGCTGATCAACGCCAAGTACCGGAACATCGCGGACAAGAAGGACATGCGGCAGGAAGCCGGTGCTGAGCCGTGCCTGTTCGGCTGGAACCTGATCGACCCGGCCCAGCGCGTGGTCGCGATCGCTGAGGGCGAGATCGACGCCATGACGCTGCACCAGGTCGGGATCCCGGCGCTGTCGGTGAACGCAGGTGCCGGCAACCACCAGTGGATCGACAGCGACTGGGAGCGCCTCGAGCGCTTCAGCGAGATCCTGCTCTGCTACGACAACGATGAGGCCGGTCGGAAGGGAGCTCAGGAGGTCGCAAATCGGCTCGGTATCGAGCGTTGCCGCGTCGTGTTCTTCGGCGAATCGAAGGATGCGAACGAATACCTGCTGTCTGGTGCCAAGGCTGAGGATTTTCGCCGGTGCTGCGATCAGGCATCGGGCTTCGATCCGGACGAGCTCAAGTCGATCGAGCGCTTCTGGTCGAACGTCAAATCGATGTTCTACCCGGTGCACGAGGACGCAAATTGCCCGTACCTCTCGTTCTGCGGCCGCAACGAATTGTGGTTTGAATTCCGCCCGGGCGAGGTGACGGTCTGGACTGGCATCAACGGGCACGGCAAGTCGCTGCTGCTAGGGCAGGTGCTCATCGGCCTGATGTGCCAGGGCGAGCGAGCATGCGTCTTCTCGGGCGAGATGCGGCCAGAGATGCAGGGCAAGCGGATCGCGAAGCAGCTGGGCGGCCTTGATCGCCCCGCACCGGAGTACCTCGACCATATGGGCGCGTGGCTGCGCGATCGGATGTGGGTGTTCGATCTTGTCGGTGTCGCGGCAATCGAACGTCTCGTGACGGTGTTCACGTACGGCTTCAAGCGCTACGGGATCCGCCACTTCGTGATCGACAGCCTGATGATGACGGACGTCCCGGAAGACGGCCACGGTGCGATGACGGCGCAGAAGGAGGCAATGCGGTTGCTTGCCAACTTCGCGCGCCAGTACAACGTGCACGTGCACCTCGTTGCGCACCCGCGCAAAGGTCAGGACGAAAAGCGCAGCCCCGGAAAGATGGACGTCGGCGGCAGCGGAAAGATCACCGACGCCGCGGACAACGTGTTTTCGGTATGGTCGGCGCAGAAGGATCAGGACGACGAGAGCGTCGACGAACCGGACGCGTTCCTGACGCTGCTAAAGGCGCGCAACGGCGAAACGCAACGCCGGTCGCTCGCGCTGTTCTTCAACCGCGAGTGCATGCAGTTCGGACCTAGTGAGAGTCGCCGCCCGTATGTGTATCTGCCGTTTAGCTGGGTGGTGGCGGAGCAAGACGCATGACGACGATCTCAGTCACTGAATGCACCGGCCTTGATGTCGGAACCGATGTCGGCTACCCAGGTGGTCCGATCACCGGCCTCATAAATCCGCACGGTGTCGTTCGTGATTCTTGTCACCGTCACTTGTCTGCGAATGGCGCCGATACGGCCGCCCGCTGGATAGTCCTCGTTGTCCGTGATCTTGAATTCTCGCGGATCGAGCTTGGCCTGGTTGATTACTTGAAGAGCGTCTTCCTGTTCGTCAGAAGGGAACTCCGAAAAATCGTGGGTGCTCATCGCGTCCTCCTGATGCTGTCGCAATCGCAGATCGTAACACCGCTGAGGAACGGCAACGTACCAGTTTTAGGAGGGCGCCAATGAAGCAAATCGAGCGGCAAGGATCCGCGCAGCGACGCATCTGCGAACTGCTGGAACGGCGCGGTGCGATGACGATTAATGAGATAGCCGAGGTGCGGAGAATTCATCCGCGGGCGACGGCTCGTCAGCTCGATGCATTGGCCGAAGCAGGATTCGTTTCCGCCGCGGGCAGCCCCAAGCGCTACACCCGCACCGCGAAGCCAATCCCGGCCGCTATCCCGCTTACGCCGAAATCCGCGCGTATAGCCGAGAGCCGGCGGCGCGACGCGGAGCGTGTTTCGATGCCGTTCCGGATTCCGGCACCGACGGAACTCGATCGCGTGATGTTGTCCTGGGTTGGAGTAGAAGCATGATCTCGCTGCGCAACCTGTCCAATCCGGACCTCGTCGGGCATCGCATCTGCAATCTGCTCGAGCAGCAGGGGATGCTTACTCAAGCGAGTCTCGGTTTGCAGATCGGGGTGCCGCGCGGGACGATCTCGAAGTACCTCACGGCGCTGACGGATGAAGGCTATACGTACATTGCCAACAGCATCGCCTATTCGAAGCCGAGCGCGTCGAAGGGGATAAGACGTGGCGTGATCCTGCTTTATGCAAGGACCAGCAAGCCCTTGCCGATTGCTCGCGGAGACCAAGAAGAACTGACCGCAACCGAACTGCACCAGATCATGTGCGGCATCGTTCAGAGCGGGAAACAGATTTAACGTGGTCGCGTCTCCTTCACTACGGTGTTTTGCCCGGCTCGTCCGGGCATTCTTTTCTGGAATGCGACTCGAGTCCTCCATTTGCCCGCAATGCAAGCGCCTCTGGCGACTGAACATCGTCGCCATGCTGCGTGAAGCCAAAGGGAAGAGGTGGGTGTGTCGCGTCTGCCAGATCGCCAACGAAGCAGACGTCGCAAATAGGCAGCGCGACTCAGAAGAAATGGCCGACGGGGGCCCATTAGCCCAGGCCCGAACAACTGGTGTCGCGCCAGCTCGATAAACGTGGCTGAATGGCGGAGACGCACCGCCAGGACCGACCGGAATGGCTGAACGCACCAAGGCGCAGCAGGTCGACCAAGCCGGATATACCCGCCGCGACCTAGCAACGCTTCAAAAAAAGCGGGTGGGAGGTTGCGCCCGTTCAATCGGTCCGGAGTTGAACATGATCGCGTACGCCATCTTCACGCCTGACGGCACACTGCTTGCCACGATCTCGACATCCATCCCGCCGACGCTCGAGCAGATGGCCGACTACTGCGCGGAAATCCACGGGTTCGCCGATCGCGACGAATGGATGTACGAGGCGCGCATCGACGGCATCGCGTACGCGCCTGTCCACTGATCCTGTCAATAAGTCGTGACGCGGCGGCCTTCTAGGCAGGCCGCAAGACATTCCGTAAGGCGGTTGGGAAGAGCGACGATGCATTCGGCATCAAGGTCTCCAAGCTTGCCGGTCGGCAGTTTGTGATCTTCGTGGACCTGCAGATCGCCATGGTAGTCCCAGTTCACGATTCCATTGGCCGCGTCGAGCTCGATCCATACGCAGCAGTCGGTACGATTCAGAGGAACTTCATCTTCGTCATGATGAAGTCGAAACAGCACCTGGGCTCGCTTCGTCAGACCTGCGTCCTGAACCTCTGAGTACTCGGCGAAAAATTTATGCTCCGTGATCTCCTTCACGAAATTCGTGAACTCCGGCCTAAAGTACGCACTCATCATCCCTTCAAACCGCATGCGACTTTCGCGCATAAGCTTGTTCAGGCGATTAATTTCGGCTTGCCGCATCTCGAAGTCAGCCTTCTCCTGATCGGCCTTAGCCTGCAACAGCTCGCTATACCTTTTCATCTATGCCCCGTGGCCCATGGTCTTGTGTGTTGATCGCGTGAGAGCGACCGCTCTTCCTGCGCAGGAATTAAAACACATCCGTCCCCGCCGGCAATCTTCGTAGTTTCCGAACACGAACCTCCTCGCGTGCGCGCACGTACGCGCGAGGAAAGGCTCAGGCGAGGAGAGACGAAAGGGAGGAAAGGTGGAGGAGAAGGGTGTCCTGCGTGCCTCAAAAATGCTCGTTTCCTGCATCGCCTTCATCCATTCGATTTCCTTTCTGTCATATTCAAAAGCTTTCATGCTGCGTCGCATTTGCCGTGACCACTGCATCGACGAGGTCGAGGAATGGCATAAGTAATTGATTTATAACGATTGGTGCGGTGCATCTATATTTGACATAATGGTCGCTATCGGTCGAAACGGGGCGTTATCAGATCATAATGAGATCGATTCTCGTCTTGGTCTTACGAAAACCTAACACTGGGACCACCCGGGGCCCTCCGGACGGGGGTGACGAAATTTCGCGAACCCTCTCGCCAATCTGCGCAAGGGAAAAACATTGATGATCCTCCGCGAGGAGGAAAGTCATGGCCCTGACCAGTGGAGCGTTGCTAACGGCGATCTCGGACGATCGGGCGCTCGGTTCCGCGATGCTGTTTCCGCATCGGCATCCGCAGGCGTCTCCGGCGTTCCACGTCGAGGTCATGGACCTCTGGCGATGCGCGGACGAATGGGTGCTGATCGAGGCGTTCCGGGAGGGCGCGAAATCGACGCTGTCGGAGGAGCACCTGCTGATCGAGGCGTGCTTCGGCAACTTCGGGTACTGCCTGATCATCGGCGAGACGTACACGAAGGCATGCCAGCGTCTCGAGGCGATCAAGTTCGAGGCGACCCGAAATACGAAGCTGCAGGGCCTTTTCGGCCGGCTGAAGGAATCGGGGCGGGTCTGGAACGAGCACCAGATGGAGCTTTCGAACGGCGTCCTGCTCGAGGCTCACGGCTGGGAAGAGGAGTTCCGCGGATTCAAGTGGCGCGACATCCGTCCCGATCGCGCGTACCTCGACGACATCGAGAACAAGGAGCGGGTCAAGGACAAGGCTGCGGTCGACGCGTCGATGAGGAAGCTCTACCTCGAGCTGATCCCGGCGATGGACAAGGTCAAGGGCAAGATCCGGGTCACCGGCACGCCGCTGGCCGAGGACTGCATGATCACCCGGCTTCGCGAGAACCAGGACTGGACGAGCCGGCGCTATCCGATCTGCAACGGTGACATCGACGATCCTGAGACGCAGGCATTGTGGCCCGAGCGCTATCCGATGGACTGGGTCCGTCGGAAGCGCGACGAGATGGAGCGGGCCGGGCAACTGCGCGGCTTTATGCAGGAGTACATGCTCATGGCGATCGGCTCGCAGGACAAGCCGTTCGAGAGTGAGCATATCCGGGAGTGCGCGGTCGATCCGGCGCCGTGGCTGCCGAAGGTCGTGATCACCGACCCCGCACGAACGACGGACGTGAAGAAGAGCGATCGAACCGGGCGCGTCGTGGTGAGTCGGCTCGGCACTAAGATCTACGTGCATGCCTCGTCCGGTGAATTCTGGAAGCCGGACGAGGTGATCGAAGACGCCTTCAAGACCTCCGCTCGGTATGGCGACGCGGCCGTCGCGATCGAGAAGAACTCACTCGACGAATGGCTGCTGCAGCCGATGCGCGCGGAAATGCTCCGCCGCGGCGTGACGCTCGCGCTTCGCCCGCTCACTGCCCCGCAGGATCGGGACAAGGTGCAGTTCATCATGGGCATGCAGCCGTTCTTCGAGGCCGGCGACATCGTGCTGGTCGGCGGGCAAGGCCAGCACCCGAAGCTTGTCGCCGAGATCCTGAACTTCCCCAGTGGCAAGCGCGACATCCTCAACGCGCTCGCGTACTTCCAACGCGTGTTCTCGGGTTCTCCAGTGTACGAGGACTTCGGGCAGTGGAACATCGTGTCCGAGTACCAGCCGAGTCAGCAGCATCCCCTTGCTCTGGCGTTCAATTCGAACGGCACGGAGACAACCGCGGCTCTGGTTTGCATCGAGGGTCAGCGAATTGTCGTCGTGGCTGACTGGATCTCGCCAGTACCTCCCAAGGAAGCGGTATCCGACATCACGCAGCTCGTGCGCGCCGCGTTTCCACGCGCACGCGTGACGACATGGCTGCCGGCCGATGTGCTCGACCAGGCAGATCGCATGCCGATCGTGGCCGCACTTCGCGCCGCGAACATGTACCCGATGCGCGGCTCGTACGCGAACGTCTCGCGCGGTGCTCTCTCTTCGCTCATCCGCACTGAGGCCAAGGCTCGACGGTTGTTTCAGGTCGACCAGGACGGCGCCAAGCACACGCTCAACGCAATGGCCGGGGGCTACAACTATCCCGTCGACCGCGCGGGAAACCGGAATACGCTCCCCGAGACTGGTCCGCACCGTACCCTCATCGAGGGGCTCGAAGCGGCCGTGTACGTGATCTGCTCGCAGCAAGCGGACGTCCTGCCGGAAGGCGTGAACATGGGCGTGAACCCGCAGGGTGTGAGCTATCTGACTACTTTGCCGCGGAGATGAACATGGCAGTCGATCGCAAAATCACGCCCAAGGCGCCGTCGCAGCACCCGTCGGACTTCTACAAGGGCAAGCAGCAGGGCGGCGCGTACGGCAAGGCCGAGAAGGTCGGCGAACGCATGTCGGGCGGTCCGATGCGCGAAAAGATGTCGAAGCCGGGTCTGTGATCGTGAAGAAGCGCCGCGAATTTCAGGGTACGCGCTCCGAGTCGCGTCCGGTCGGTGACTTCTTTGCCGAGAAGACGTCGAAGAAGCCGAACGTCGACGATCGACCGAAGCGCACGCCGCGTGATCGCAGTACCGGCACGTCGCTCGAGCGCAAGCTCCGCGGCAAGGTGATCGGCTGATCCCTCCATGGCTCGCCCGAAGAAGCCGAAAAAGCAGGACGACAAGCCCGCGGTCGAAACACTGGACGCGCGGGCGCTCGACGCTGAGAAGACAGGCGAAGAGATCGAGAACTGGGCCGACAAGCCCGATTCCGACGCCTATACCGAAGCGGCGAAGCTGTACCCGAAGATCGCGAAGTGCTACCAGAACAAGCAGGAGCAGATGGACCGCTGCGAGGAGTACTGGTCCATCTACAACGCTCAGCCGGACGAGAACCAGCAGTATTCCGGCAACTCCCAGTGCTACATCCCGGCCGTGCGCAACGCCGTCAACGCGCGCGTGAAGCGCACGCTGGCACAACTCTTCCCCGTGAACCACAAGCATGTCGGCGCGACCGGCCCGGACGGAAATATCCCGTTCGCGCAGATCAGCCTCCTCGAGCATTACATCCGCTCGGCCGCGATCAAGGATGTCGTCCGCGCGGACTTGATCGCGGGCGACGTGACGGGGCAATGGAACCTCTACGTCGACTGGTCACGCACGCAGCGCCGGATCACCGAGCTGATCAAGAAGCCGCCGATTCTCGAAGACCATGAGCTGGGCGGGGAGGTCGAAGACCTGGCCGCGGACGAGGACGACTGGGACTGGGAAAAGGAATCGAAAGACGTTACGACGGAAGGGCCGGACATCGTTCAATTCGCCACCGAGGACCTGGCCGTCTATCCGCCGACCTGCAACGATATCGAGAAGGCCACTGCGACCGCGATCCGGCTGCGCCTGACGATCGATGCGGTGGAACGGTTCGTCGACGAGGGCGTCTTCGTCGGCGTCGAGGCGAAGGAACTGATCGACAACCTCGCGAAGCCGGACGGCGGGCGCGAGAAATATGTGCCGCCGAAGAAGCGCACCGGCGACGCCGGCATTCGCACCGAAGGCACGTTCAAGTACGCGCTGATCTATGAGGTTCACACGAACCTGGATCTCGGAAACGGCAAGGAGCCGTGCTTCGTGTACTTCGCCGGTCAGGATGTCATCCTTGGGATCATCCGCAATCCGTTCTGGTCGGGCAAACGGCCGATTATCTCGGCGCCGATCGAACGCATCACGGGCTCGTTCTTCGGGATTTCGAAAATCGAACCAGTCAAGTTCCTGCAGTGGAACCTGAACGACTACTGGAACATGGGGCAGGATTCGGCGCAGTACAGCCTGTTGCCGATCACCATGGTCGATCCGCTGTCGAACCCGAACTACCAGTCGATGGTGGTGGGGCTCGCCGCAGTGTGGCTGACGGACCCGAGCAAGACGAAGTTCGCGAACTTCCCGGCGATCTATAAGGACGCGATGATGCTCTGCCAGGGCATCAAGCAGGAAATCAACGAGTCGATGGACGTCAACGACGCCATGCTCGGGAAGATGCCGGCCGGTCGGAAAAACCAGGCGCAGATGGCCGCCATGGCGCAGCAGCAGGAATCGAACATCATCGACAACGCGAAACGGTACGAGGAGGTCATCCTCAATCCGCTGGTCGAATGGATGTTCGAACTCGACCGGCAGTTCCGCACTGAAGAACTGACCGTCGAGGTGCTCGGCGAGCTCGGTGCACGCGCGAACCTGCAGGTGATCCCACCGCAGGCCTTCGGCGAACGCTACTTCTTCCGCTGGTGCGGCACGTCGTACCAGCAGAATCTGCAGCGCATGCAGCAGATGATCGCGTGGATGAACGTCCTGCGCGGCATCCCGCCGCAGCAGCTCGACGGCCGACGCCTGAACATCGGGCCGATTCTCGAGTATGGCACCGAGCAGATCTTCGGGCCCGAGGTGGCGCCGCGCATCCTGATCGACGAGCGGAACCTGTTTCACCTCGATCCGCAGGACGAGAACCTGATGATGCACAACGGCCTGCCGGCCGAGATTCATCAGGCCGATGACGACCGCGCGCATATTGCTTCGCACCTGCAGGCCGCGCAGCTCACGGGCGACGCCGCGGGCCTGTTCCGTGCGCACATTCAGCAGCACCAGCAGGCCATGCAGGCGAAGCTCCAGGCGCAACAGGCGCCGAAACCGCTGCAAGGACAGCCGGGCGTACCGGGCGGCGCGGCTCCGGGCGTTGCAGGCACACCGCGCGCCGGCGCGCAGCCTGGGCAACCTCGACCGCAGGGCCCGGCCGGCATGATCCATCCGGACCAACTCGCATCTCCGATGGCGGGGCCGCGATGAAGCGCTTCGTGGCCCGGTGCACGCCGTGGGGAACCATCCAGACCGGCATCTTCTTCCGATCGCTGTCAGCGATCGAGAAAGACGCCGTGATCGCGCACGAGCGCGCACACCTGATTCGTCACGATCCGTTGCGCCGGCTCTGGTGGCTGCTGACGCTGCAGTTGATCTTCCGTCCGGAATGGGTCTTCGCGCGCGTGCACGAGCAGGAGTTGGCAGCTGATCAGTACGTGAAGGAGCAGGGGCTCGCCGTGGGCATGCGCATGTTCCTGCGCCGTCATCCGCATCCCGGCAGCGCGCTGCATCCAAGCTCACAGGAAAGGCTGGAGGCGCTCCATGTCTGATGCATTTTTCATTACCCCCTACCAGGTCAAAGCGGAAGGCAAAGACGTCCCGCCGAACGAGATCCAGAGCGCGATCAACTCGCTCGCAAACCAGATGACGTTCGCGCTGAACGTGCTCGGCAACGGCGCGAGCCCGCAGTTCTCGGCGGCGATGCTTGCCTGGTTCAACAGCCTGCCCACCACGCTGCCGGCAACACCTGGCGTGCTCTGGAACAACGGCGGCACGCTCGCTCAATCGTGAGGTACCCCATGAAGAGAGTCTTCGCAGCACTGCTCGCGCTGGTCTGCTCGGCCGCGATCGCCCAGAGCTATCCGTCACCGACGTACAACAACCTGACGGTGCAGGGCACGGCGACGCTCACCGCCCATCCGCTGGCGGTCTCGTCGGGAGGTACCAACGCCGCAACCCCCAGCGGCACGGCGCTCGACAACATCACGGGTTTTTCGAGCACTGGCTTCCTGACGCGGACGGGCGCAGGAGCGTATTCGTTCCAGAGCCTGACGAACGGCATTGCGCTCTCCAACATCGCTCAGATCGCCTCGAACACATTGCTCGGCAACACGACGGGCTCAACTGCCAACGTCACTGCGGTGACGGTGACCGGATGCAACGGCGCCGCGCAAGCGCTTCAGTGGACGAATGGATCAGGATTCGGATGCAATTCGTCGATCGCGACTTCCGGGTCCAACGCCAACATCACCAGTCTGTCGGGACTCACGACTGCCCTATCTGTCGCGCAGGGCGGCACGGGCCGACAGACGCTCACCGCGCATGGTGTGCTGGTCGGCGAAGGAACAGCCGCGATCAATCAACTCGCAGTCGGCACGACCGGTCAGGTGCTTGTGGGATCGACTGGCGCTGATCCGGTCTTCGGAACAACGGTCGGCGGCCTGACATTCACCGCTGCGATTACGCCGCAGAGCACGGGTGGCATCGTTGGTACCGCGACAAATGACAATGCGAACGCGGGTAGCTGGGGGGAATACGTCTCCTCCAGCGCTAGCAGCGTCAGCATGACGAGCTCCACCAATACAAACATCACAAGCATCAGTCTGACGGCTGGCGATTGGGACGTCGTAGGGAATGTGACCTATAGCGCAGCAGTTGGTGCGACGCCTGGCAACTTTAATACGGGTATTAGCACGACAAGCGCGATGCTGCCCGCGTCGCCGAATACGACAGTCGTGAATGGCGTGACTTTCAACGCCGGGACTACATATAGCCAAATCGCCCCGATACAAAGAATTAGTGTGGCGTCGACCACTACGGCATATCTAGTGGGCATCTCTACATTTAGCGGCGGCACGCTATCTGCAGCGGGATACATTCGCGCTCGGAGGGTTCGATAATGACGACCACAACAGCATCTGCCACGATCGTAAAGGCTACCTTTAATGGTGTGTCGGGCCCTGGTCCTGTGTCAATTTCTGGGCTCAATGCTGGGGACGTCCTACTTCGCTGCGTGCCGTCTGGATTTACAAACGGGTTTGAGCCGGTCGTTTCGGCTGACGGGCAACTCCAACAGATCGATATTATCGACTGGTCGAGTATTCAGATTGTTGGCTACTTCGTGCGAGGCGTTTGAGAAGTCGGGAAACCGATATATAAATTTGCGCAACCCTGATCAGGAGATCATCGTGCGCAAAACCATTCTGGCCCGTCTCGTCGGCCTCGTCTTCCCGGCGATCGGTGCCGGCAACCCGCCGAGCATTCCGGACAACGGCGCGATGCCCGATCAGATCGGCCTGTACAACGCGGTTCTGGGCATGAACCCGTTCCAGGAAACCGGCTATAACGTCGCGACGAACACCTCCGGCTTCACCCTCGGCGCCGCGCAGATCGCCGGCGCAGCGCAGAACTTCCTGAACCTCACGGGTGCGCTCGCGGCAGGCGCGAACGCGCAGCTGCCGACCGTCGCTGCGTTGCTCGCGCAACTGCCGACGGTCGTGCAGATCGCCCCGATCGGCCTCAGCTTCCAACTGCGCGTCATCAACAGCTCGAGCGGTGCGTTTGCATGGACCGTCACGACGAACACGGGCTGGACCCTCGGCGGCACCATGACGATCGCACAGAACACCTGGCGCGATTTCATCGTCACTATCACCAGCGCGACGACCGCAACGCTTCAGGCGGTCGGTACGGGCACGCAATCGTAAGGGCGGCCATGAGCAAGCTCCTGCAGCGACTTCTCGGTTTTCTGTTTCCCGGCGTCGACGACGATGCGGCGGATCCTGGCGGTGATGCTGGGAACGGTGGCGTTGATCATGATGCTGCTGGCGGCGCTGATCCTGGCGCTGGCGATCCCGGCGCTGATACTCCGGATGACGATTTCGACTTCGATTTCGTCGAACCCACCGCGCCGTCGCGCCGAACGAGTTCCGACGCCGATCGGCTCGCCGCGCTCGAAGCAGAGGTAGAGCGTCGCGGGCGTCTCGTCGATGCCGGGCGCACGACCACGTCGCCCGCCACTGACCGCGATTTCGAAGCCGAAGAAACGCGTCTGCGCGATCCGAATCTGGATCCGATGGAGCGCTGGCAGATCCAGTCGAACCGCACGCTGCGCCAGAGCCAACAGGCTGCGCAAGCGGCGTTGTTTCAAGCGCAGGATCTTCGCGATCAGACGCTGTTCGAATCGAAGATCGCCAGCGATCCGCACCGCGCGCGCTATCGCGATCGCGTCGAAGCGGCAGTGCAGGAAGAGCGCCGTGCGGGCCGCAACGCCTCGCGCGAGTCGGTCTACTACTACATGCTCGGAAAGGACATCGCGGACGGCAAGTTGAAGCCGAAGGCAAAGGCGAAAGCGCCCGCCGCCGACGTGCCGCGCGGCAAGACGCCCGGCGTACGTTCGACGGTGCCGGCTGGCCGCGGACAAACCGAACACCAGAAGCGCGCCGCGCGTCTGGCCGACGTGAACATCTGACCAGCACGAGGACACCATGCTGACGAAAATTCTGGCCCTCCTGACGGGCTTCATGTTCCCAGGGGTGACGAACCAGTCGTCGAGTTTCACGGCTGACGTCGAAGCGTACATCCAGGAAGAGGTCGAGCCGCTCGCACGCCGCCAACTGGTTGCGTACCAGTTCGGCAAGCCGCTGAAGCTCGACACGAACCGCGGCACGACGTACACCGCGTCGCGTTACCAGCGCCTGCCGCTGCCGTACGCGCCGCTGCAGGAAGGTGTCGCGCCCCCGGGCGAAGCGATGACGCTGCAACAGGTCAGCGCAACTGCGCAGCAGTGGGGCGACCGCGTCATTATCACCGACGTGGCGAACCTCACGATCAAGCACCCGCTGTTCCAGCAAGCCTGCGAGCTAGTGTCGCTGCAGATGCCGGAAACGCTCGAGCGCAACACGCTCAACACGCTGCTGTCCGCACCGCAGGTGAACTACGCCGGCGGCGCCGCAAACCGCGCCGCCCTGACGGCATCCAACGTGATGTCTCCGCACGAATCGAACCGCCTGTTCGCGTCGATGGCCGCCTACGGCGTGCCGCGCTTCAACGGCGACGAGCGCGAAGACATGATGATCGAGGCGGGCGCGTATCGCGACCCGTCGCAGACACCGCGCGTGAAACAGCACTACGTCGCGTTGATCAGCCCGTTCTCGGCGCAGGACATGCGCGAGAACTCGTCGGTCCAGCAAGCCTGGGCCTACAGCGACGTCAATCGGCTCTACAACAACGAGCTCGGCGACTTCGGCGGCATTCGTTTCTGCGAAACGAACATGATGCCGTACTGGACGGGCGCGGCCGCAATCAACGGCACCGCGTCGACGTCCGGCGGCCAGCTGGCGACCGGCACGTACTACATCCAGGTTACCGCTGCGCCGGCGCTGACGTCGGTCGAGCAGACGATCTACCAGGTTTCCTCGTCGATCAGCGTGACGGGCCCGACTGGCTCGATCTCGGTGACGCTGCCGTCGTTTCCGAACTACGTGTTCAACGTGTATATCGGCACGACCACCAGCCCCGCGAACCTCGCCACGGCGATCGGCAACGGCGTGCCGGTGACCGGCGTGCTCGCCGGCCAGGCGACGCAACTGCAGCCGAACCAGACGATCACGCTGACGGGCGTCGGCGTCTCGCAGGTTCCGCCGGCTGCGCCGGCGACCGGCGTATCGGTGTTCCCGGTGCTCTTCATCGGCAACCACAGCTACGGACAGGTGCTGCTCGAGAACCCCGAGTTCCACTACCTGACCGGCGCCGATAAGTCGGATCCGCTGAACCAAACCCGGGTCGTGTCGTGGAAGGTGTTCTACGGCTCGATCCTGCTCAACACGGCCTTCCTGGCTCGCGTGGAATGCGGCTCCGCATTCGCGCCGGGCTATCAGGGCGGTACCGTGACCACCCCGTAAGGAGTAACTGATGGCCGCACGTAACTCGCAGGAGCCGGCAAAACCGGCTCCGGAGTCGGCTGACGCCGACGAATTGCTCGGCGGTGCCGCACCGGTCGACGAGAGCCGCGAAGCGCTGCTCGAACGCATCAAGGCGCTCGAAGCCGAAAACGCCAAGCTGGGCGCTGCGAAGGAAATCGCCGAGGAAGAATCGGCGCGCCTGTCCGCTCAGGCGCAATCTGCGCTGCTGACGTCGGGCGTCGTCGAGCGCTTTGCCGGCAAAGCCGAGGACGGCGAGACGGATCTCTGGTGGTATCGCATCGATCTCGCGCCGTGCGGTGGCGAGCACCTGAAGATCAACGGCACGCCGTATCTTCACGGCCACACGTACAAGTTCGACACCGACACCCTGCGCTCGATCAAGGAGATGGTCGCGCGCACCTGGGTGCACGAGAACGATATCAACGGCCACGCGTTCAACCCGTACCGGCAAGCGCAGAACAAGGTGCTCGGAGGCGGCCCCGTGCCGGCCTGGGCGAGATCGTAATTCCCCACCCCGAAAGGAAGACAATGCAAGCCTCTCAGGAAGCTACGGCTGCAACGGTGATCGGCAATTTCACGATCACCCTCCCGGCGCCGAACCAGGCGCAGCTCTCGGCCAGCGGTTATTTGGTCGAGGGTGAATCGAAGGACTCCCTCGACAGCCGCATGGATATGGCGCGCGAAGCGCTCCAGCGTCAGCAGCGCATGCTCGAGATCCCGGTCCTCGAAGCGCACATCGAGCAGTGGGAAAAGGCGCGGGACGACGTCGCGCGCGCGTACGCGGATCTGCTCGAGCGCCAGAACGCAAAGTCCGCCGGTAAGGCCGGTGCAAAAGCACTGTCGAGCCAGGAGCAGGCCAATCTGAAGAACGCGCCGCAGCAGCTGAAGGGCATCGACGCCGAGCTCGAAAAGGCACGCAAGAAGATCGCGGAAGCGCGCGCAGGGGCATGAAATGGCCTACCTCCAGGCCCAGCAGATCGTCGCGCGCGCATGCGCCGTCGCAAAATGCCCCGGCTTCATCCAGCAGGGTGGCATCTATCTGAACATGGTCCTGGAGGACCTTTGGCTGCATCGTGACCTGAAGGTCAACCGGGTCACCGAATTCGTCACCGTGCAGGCGAACAACTACGGTCCGTTCACTCTGCCGCTGAACTACTTGCGCCCGTACGATCTGTTCTTCCAACAGAACAACCTGCCGTACTTCTTGCACCCGATCTCCACGGAGGAGTGGGACCAGGAGTTCAAGGATCCGTCGATCGCGAACTATCCGTACGAGTTCATGACGATCCTGTACGACGAAACCACGGCGCAGGCGAACAACTCGGCGGGGCAGCTCTTCATCTACCCGCAGTCGTCCGGGCAGATCACGCTGACGCATCGCTACATGGTGAAGCAGCCGGACATCACCACGCCCGAAACGTCGACAGTGATCCCGTGGTTTCCGGATCAGCAATATCTCATCAAGGCGACAGCTGTCGAGCTGATGGGGGAGACGGACGATACGCGACAGGAGGTATGGCGCGCGCAATGTGAGGCAATGCTGCGCACGCATCTGATCATGGAAGGCGACGAGCAGCAGGTCGTCAAGTCGGTGCGGTTGGATCCGCGGCGCTTCCATACGAATCGCACGCTGAAGCCGACGAAGATCACGGACTGAGCCATGGGCATTCGAAACGGATACCCGGTCCGGTTCACGCCGAAAGGGCTCAGTGATGCACTGGATGCGACCGATGCGTTCCCGGGCGCATGCGCGTTGCTCTCCAATCTCGTTTTCGATCAGGGTAATCCGGAGCTAATTGTTCCGCGGCCGGGTGTCGGTGCCGCGCTGACGACCTTTGCCGGGTTCACATCGCCGACGTTCGTGTCCGTTTATATCGTGATCGGGAACGTCGCCTACGGCATGGTGTCGACCGGCCGCACCGCAGGATTTGACGAACCGTTCGCCTACAACCTGTCGACGAACTCGTTCGTTACGATCTCCGGCGTGACAGCCGGGAACGTGCCGTCGTCCCCGCCGTCGAGTGGCGCGTGGACTCCGCCGACGATGGCGGTGGTTGGCCCGAACGTAATCGTCACGCATCCGGGGTTCTCGGGCACCGGTTCGAACTTCTTCGGCGTTATCAATATCTCGAACCCGGCCGCGCCATCGTGGAGTGCTGCCAACACAGCGACGAATGCGCTCCCCGGCGTGCCGACATCAGTCGCGAATTTCAACAACCGTGCGTGGTTCGCGATCGGGAACGTCAGCTATTTCAGCGATGTGCTCGCTCCGACGACGCGCACCAACGCATCCCAGTCCGTCACGTTCGGTGATACGACGCCGATCACAGTGTTCGCAGGCCTGCCGGTGCAGACGACATCGGGCGGCGTCACCGCCGCGCTGATTGTGTTCAAGGCATCGCAGATCTGGCAAGTAACGGGCGATCCCGTGACGAACAATCTGGGCGTGAACTATCTGTCTCTGACGATCGGCACCACGTCGCCGCGCAGCGTCGCGCAGAGCCCACTTGGCACGCATTTCGTGGGCTCGGATGCGCCGTACGTGGTGACGCAGCTCGGTGCGGTTCAGCAACTGGCCCCAGACGGCCGAACGACTGCCGACGTGCAGACACCGTTCCTGAACGTGACGCAGCCGACGCGCGTGGCCGCAGCCTATTCCGGGAGTGTGTATCGCGTTTGCATCCCGACGCAGCTATTCGGGCAGAACCAAACCAACGACTACTGGTTCGACATGCGCCGACGGCGGTGGAATGGTCCGCACTCGTTCATTTACGACTGCGCCGCCCAATACGGTTCGTTTTTCGTGGTGTCGGGCATTGCAAAAGGCGCCGCGCTATTTCTCAGCACGACTCTGCCGACATCGATCACGTCCTATATGGACGCCGGCTCGACGTATCAGTGTCACCTTCGATCGTCGACGTTCCCGAAGAACAACAGGATGACGCAACTGCAGGTGGTCGAATCCAACATCGAACTGAGCACATCCGGATCGACGTCGACGAACTTCAGCATCACGGCTCTCAACGAAAAGAACACGACGCTTGGAACCACCTCCGTGACGAAATCCGGTGGCGGTTCGGTCTGGGGTAGTTTCAACTGGGGGTATGCGCCGTGGACCGCATTGAATGCGATCCCGGATGTGAACCCCCTAGGTTGGCCGAATGCGTTGGTGTTCGCGAAGATCGCGATCGACATCTTCACGAACTCAGGAAATCCATTCCAGATCGGTACTTTCTACGCCCGGTATCAGGATACCGGCTACATCGCACAGGGGTAGGCCATGTCCATCATCGGAAACTTGCCGAATACGCTGAACAACGGGACGACGGCCGACGCCACGCAAGTGATGGCGGACTTCAACTACATCGTTACCCAGGTGAATGCCAACGGTCAGCCTTTGCTGCCCGCTATTCCGTCGTTTTCCGGCTTGGTGCTGAATGAGCCCGGAAATAGCGGTACGACGCTGACAATCAACGGCACGAACGATACCAACGGGGCCAACCTTAAGCTGGTTGGAAATGGCGCGACGACCCCCTCCAAGACATTCCGGGCGTTCAACGGCGCGCTGCAGGTGATGAACGATGGCTACACAAGTGTCCTCATGTCATTGGACGACAGTGGGAATTTCGCGGCGGCGGCCAACGTCACCGCGTATTCCGATGAGCGCCTGAAGAGAGACTGGAGCGGCCTCCCGGTCGATTTTATCGAGCGTCTTGCGCGCGTGAAGTACGGGACGTACACGCGTATCGACATCGGGGTGCGTCAGGCCGGCGTCGGCGCGGCGTCGCTTCGTGAAGTATTGCCCGAAGCCGTGGTCGAAGGCGAACTGCTGTCTGTGGCGTACGGCAATGCTGCACTGGTTTCGGTTATCAAGCTGGCAGAACGGGTGCTGGAATTGGAAGAGCGCCTTGCCGCACTGGAGTTGACGAAATGACGCTTCCTGCATCCGGAGCGATCAGCATGTCGCAGGTGGCGACGGAACTCGGTGTCAGCCAGAGCGGCATCAATCTGAATCACAGCTGGGTGCGGGCGCTCGCCAATGTCGGGGCCAGCGGCACGCTCAACATGAACCAACTGCACGGCCAGACCGGCACGGCTACCGGAAACGCGACCGCGACGTCCGGCGGCGGAGGCGTCAATGCACCGTTCTCGTCGCCATGGTTCAGCGGACAGATCTCGCTGCTGGGCTCGACGAACGGGGGCCCTCCGGGGCTGACCGTTGCCATTCAGTTTTCGGTGGCGCCGAACTGGAACGGCAACATCCTGCTGAAGAACAACACGACCGGCGGTTCGATCGTGCTCCCCAAGTTCAGTTCAACCACCTGGCAGGTGAATAGCAATCCGGGAAATATCCTGCGCCCGGGCTTTACCGACAACTTCACCATCGCGCCGTCGGCCTAGGCGCAGCGGGAAACAAAACTACCATCTGCACCAACTATCGGGGAAAACATGGGAAACCGGACACTCACCGAAGACGACGTCAAGGCGATCGCTGAACAGATCGAAAGCGGCATTACCCAGCGTTTTCAGCTTAACGTCGGACGCGGAATCCTCGGTCTGGCATGGCGCGTTTTCATGTACGCCCTGGTCGCCGTCGCAGCCTACGGGGCAGGCGGCGGCCTCAAGAAGTTCTTCTAGGAGATGAACATGCTCGAATCGATCAAATCCGCTATCGAGGCTCGGTTTCAGGCGCTTGCAAACGACGGCCGTGCCTTCGTCGACAAAGTTGAGGAAATCGTGGGTCTCGGCAATGCTGCGAAGGAACTCGCCGATCTGGAATCGCGCATGACCTCGATCGTCAACGACGCCGAGGCCACCGCCGAGCAGAAGGTCGAACAGATCCTGCACGCGGTGGGCAAGCTGTGAGCAGCTTCGACGACGCCTTCGAGGCCCTGATGGGCAACGAGGGTGGGTATTCGAACAACCCTGCCGATCCTGGCGGTGAAACGATGTGGGGCATCACGGCCCGTGTCGCGCGTGCGCATGGATATGGCGGCGATATGCATGCACTGTCGCAGGAGATCGCGAAGCACATCGCGAAGCGGGTCTATTGGGACCCGTACTACTGCGACCAGTTTGATCCGCGCGTGGCGTTCCAGGTGTTCGACGCTGCGTACAACGGTGGACTGCCGGTGACCTGGCTGCAGCAAGCCGCAGGCCTGAAGCCCGACGGCCGGATCGGCCCGGTGACGATCGCCGCGGTGAACTCGGACGACACGGTGCGGATCGTCGCGCGGTTCCTTGCGTACCGGCTGAAGTATCTGGCCGACCTGCACAACTGGCCGGCGTTCAGCCACGGATGGGCGAACCGCATCGCCAACAACCTTTTGAAGGGTGCCGCGTGATGGGATTCCTCGATCCGATTTCCGCAGTCTCCGACGTGGTCGGCAAGATCATCGACCGCGTTTGGCCGGACCCGGCGCAAGCCGCCGCCGCGAAGCTACAACTGCTCCAGCTCCAGCAGACGGGCGAACTCGCGCAGATCACCGGTCAGATGCAGATCAACCAAGCCGAAGCGCAGAGCACCGATCCGCTGCAGCACTGGCGCGGCGGAATGGGCTGGGTGTGCGTTGCGGGCTACGCGTGGAACTTCGTGTTGCGCCCGGCGATAAGCGATATTTCGGCGCTGTTCGGGCATCACATCGTCCTGACGGAAATGGACCTCACGCAGCTCGCGACGATCACGATCGGCATGCTCGGCCTGGGCGGCATGCACGTCTATCAGCAGGTCAAAGGAAAATGAACAATCTCGTCCGCATCGCTGCCGGCATTGATACCGCGCCTCTGCTGCTCGCCATCGCGCGACAGCCGGGCTTGTGGAATCGCCACGTGTTCCGCACGGATCGCGAGGGAAGTCCGCACGCCGACGTATCGGATATCTGGCTCCGCTACAACGACGAGAAGCCGTACAAGGCGGCCGGCGACTACACCGGGTTCAACGACGCGCACGACGCGATCTTCTATCCGGAGTGGTATGCGTTGCCGCAGGTGCGACCGATCGTGTTCGGCCTGATGGCGCGCGTCGAGGGGACGCGCCTGGGCGGTGTCCTCATCACGAAGGTGCCGGCCGGGAAACGCATTCTTCCGCACGCGGACGATACCTGGCATGTACGGCACTACAACACGAAGCTGTACGTGCCGCTTCAGACGAACCCGAAATGCATGAATCGCGTCGAGGATGACGTGGTCGTGATGGCGCCGGGCGATGTTTGGTACTTCGATAACACGAAGGAGCACGAGGTCGTGAACGACGGTGACGACGATCGGATTACGCTGATTGTGTCGATCAGGTGCGAGAAATGACCATCAAGCACCACTTCACGGCCGGTGGGGTATACGCACGCGAGCAGACGCTGCGCGCAGGCGAGGAAGTGCAGAAGCATGTGCACGACTACGACCATCTGAGCTATCTCGCGCATGGCACGGCGATGCTCGATGTCGACGGTGAACTGCAGGTGCTGCACGGGCCGTGCATGCTGGAAGTGAAAGCGGGGCGCGTGCATCGCATCACCGCGCTGACGGATCTGACGTGGCTCTGCATCCACGCAGAGAGCGTTGCGGATCCTGAAACGTTGAAGAAGGGGTGAATCATGCCATGGGGTGTTGCCGCTGCCGTAGGTGGCTCGATCGCAGGTTCGCTGGTTTCGGGCGCAATGTCTCCTGGCACGTCTGGGGGGAGCGGAGGCGGCGGCCCATCCTATTACATCCCGAGCGGGCTGAACAGTGCTGATACAACCTGGCAGAACTTGTTGTCGGGTCTCAATAGCGCGTATGGTTCGAGCAACCTGAACCAGTACGGTCAGCAGTCTCTGCAGGAAGGGATCAACGCGAACAACTACTACAGGAACGGCTACCAGAACGCAGCCGGTGCTGCCGGCGCGCAGTACGGTAACCTGGCCGGCCTGATGAATCAGTTCGGACTTGAAAATATCGCGACGCAGAATTCGTTGCTGAGTGGTGGTCAGAATCTGATGAATATGGGCCTCGATCCGCAGAGCGCGCTGTACAACCGTACGCGGCAGCAGGTCACGGATCAGTCGAACGCAGTGAACTCGATGTATGGGCTCGGCTCGTCTGGCGCGGGCGCCGGCCTGACGAACCAAGCGCTGTCGAACTTCAACATCGACTGGCAGAACAACCAGCTCCAGCGCGCCGCACAGGGACTGCAGGCGTATGCCGGTGCAGCGAACACCGCGGGCCGATTCGGTGAGCTCGGCACGTCGCAGCTCGGTTCGGTGCCGGGGTACACGCTGGCTGGAGGCTCGACGCCGTATAGCGTAGCTCAGTCGATCGCCAGTGTGCCGGGCAGCCTCGGCAACACGTATGGTTCGTTCCTGAATTCGAACATCTACGGTCCGGCCGAAGGGATCATGGGGTCGATCATCCCGTACATGAACTACGGCCAGGGCGCGCAGGCGGTGCCGTACCAGAGCCAGGCGCAGGGCGCCGGCGCGCTGGGCAGCTTGGTATCTCAGGGCATTTCCGGACTGTTCGGCAACCAACAGGTGCAGAACGGCATTTCCAACTTCTTCAGCCCGGCGAGCGGATCATTCGGCGGCGGGGATTTTAGCGGCGCGTTCTCATCGAGCCCGTACTACTCGGGCGGTGGGAATTCGTACGGCTTCACGATGTGAGGTGAGAAATGGCCGGCCTCGCAGGGCTTCCGTACTTCCTTCAATACCAGAAGCAGGCGCAGGACGAGGCCCTGCAGCGTCAGTACGCGCAGATTCAGCTCGCCCAGTTCCAACAGGCGCAGCAGGATCGACAGCGGCAGCAAGCCGCACTGACGGCAGCAGGCAATGCGCTGCCGATGCTGCTCGGCCAGCAACAGCAGCCCCCGCAGATGCCCCCGCCGCCCCAGACGCCGAATCCCGGTCAACCGTCCGTGCCGGCGCAGCCGTCGGCCGCAGGCGCTGGACCGGGCCAGATGCCATCGCTTCCGCCCGGCGTACCCCGGGGTATGGGCGGTGGCAGTAGCGTGCCTGGTAAGCCACCGCTGCCGACGTTCCAGCCGATGCCGACGGTCGGGAGCCCGACGCAAGCCATCCCCGCCCAGATTCCCGCACCGCCGGCAGCGCCCGCCGCCTCGCAGCAACCGGGCGGCCCGCTGACGCTCGACAGTGCGATCAAGGTCCTGAAGGACCAGGGTCTGTCCGGTGCGGACCTGATGATGGGCTTGCAACAGCTGACACCGATCCTCGACTCGCAGGCGAAAGCGCAGGCCGCGCAAATTCAGATGCGCTTCGAGCAGGAAATGAAGCTGCAGGCCGTGCAGGATCGCCACGCTGCACTCGAGGAGCGAATCCGTGAAGCTAACCAGAGATCAGAAGATCGTGCGCTTGATCGTGCGGACCGCGCGCAGGCGCGCGCTGAGTCGAATGCTCTCCGTGCTGAATCAATTGCGCTTCGCCGGCAGTCGATCGCAATGGCAAACGGAGACGACGCCAAGTTCTCGCCGGAAGACCTGAAGTTCCTGGCGGAGCAGGCGCGTGCCGGCGATACGTCGGTCTACCAGAACCTCGGCCGCGGCGCGCAGGGCGCGAAGAACATCATCGCGTTGCGCCGCGAGGTGATGCGGCAGGAGCGCGAAGCGGGCGGCACCGGCGCGGACATCGCCGCCGCGAATGCTGGTTTCCAGGGCGAGAAGGCTGCCGCCCGGACGGGCGCTACGCGCGCGGCGAACATCGGCATGGCCGTCGCAGAGGCGCAGAAGACCTTCCCGCTCGTGCGGCAGGCATCGGCCGCACTGCCGCGCACGGAGTTTCCGGGCGTGAACCGGGCATTGCAGGCTGCTCAAACAGGCAGCGGGGATCCGCGCGTCGTTGCGCTGGGAACCGCTCTCAACACGTCGATCAACGCTTACGCGCGCGCGATCAGCCCGACCGGCGTCCCGACTGTATCGGACAAGGAGCATGCGCGCGAGCTGCTGTCCACCGCGAGCACTCCGGACCAGCTGAACGCGGTGCTGTCGATGATGGAAAAGGAGATGGCGGCGGCGCGCCAGGCACCGACGGAAGTGCAGGCGCAGCAAAAAGCCCGCATCTCCGGTCGCGGTGAAGGCGCCCCCGCCGTCGGCACGGTCGAGGGTGGTTACCGGTTCAAGGGTGGCGACCCGTCGAAGCAAAGCAACTGGGAGAAGATGTAATGGCTGGCCCATGGGAGAAATACGCGCAGGACACTGCGGCGTCGGCGACTGGGCCGTGGGACAAGTACGGCGGTACGCCGGTAGCAGCGCCGCGCGGTCCTGTCGCGCCTCTCGAGCGACTTCCGCCTGATAGCCCAGCGGCGAGCACGGCGCTGCAGCACGCCGATACCATCGCGGAGCGCCTGCTCGGTCTGGGAAAGAGCGCGGTCGGGCTCGGCGAGGCCGGACTGTCGGCGGTGACCGGTGCGCTGGCCGCGCCCGTGGGCGCCGCATACGGTGTCGGCAAGACGCTGTCGAGCGGCAAGTACGGCACGCAGCATGGCATAGAGGAAGGCGAGAAAGCCGGCGCGGCGCTCGCGAACGGGCTGACATACCAGCCGCGCACCGAAGCCGGCCGTAGCGACGTCGAAGCCCTCGGCAACATGATGGATGCCAGTAAGCTCGCGGGCCTGCCCGTGGAAGGAACGATGATTGCGCGGATCCCGGAAGTGCCGCGCGGCGTGCTGGCGACCGAAGAAGGCGTCGCCGGTGCGGCCCGCGCTGGCGCGAATGCTGTAGGCCGCGGCGCCGTACGCGCAGCTGCGCGAGCGCTACCGGAAGTCGATCCGGAGACGCTTCGGCTCGCGCGCGAGGCGCACCAGATGGGTTTCCGGTTTCGGCCCGACCAGATGTACGAAAACAAATTCGGGCGCATCGCGGGTCAGCTCACGTCCGACGTACCGTTTTCGGGTGAAACGTCGAGCGCGAACCAGCGCGTGTTCAACCAGCGGCTGATCAGTGCGATCGGTGGCGAAGGCGACAAGCTGACGCGCCAGGTGTACGCCAACGCGATGAAGAAGTCGGGGACTGAGATCGACACGATCACTGCTGCGCACAGCATTCCGGTCGACAACGCGTTCCTGAATCGCCTGCAGCGCGCCAAGGGAAACCAACTGCCGGAAGTGCAGGGCGTGGTTCAGGGGTACATCGACGACCTGGAAGCGCTGGCCGGCCCCCGGCAGAAGCTCGCGGGCGGCGGTGCGACGTCTGCTGCGCGGCAACTCGACGGGGCAAAACTCCGGCCGTACCTGACCAAGCTGAAGTCGACCATCCGCAGCACGTCTAACGGCGACCTGCGACACGCATTGAGCGATCTGCAGGGCGAAATCGAAGATGCGTTCCTGCCGCAGCTGTCCGCCGACGAGGCCGCGCGTTACGCGGCCGCCCGCCGACAGTACGCAATGGGGAAGACGATCGAGCCGCTCGTGGCGAAATCGCCGGGCGGGAATATCAGCCCGAAGGCGCTGATGGGCGCGGTCACGTCGAACGCATACGGAAAGCGCGCGATGGCGATGGGCCAGGGCGGCGAACTCGGCAAGCTGGCGGACATCGGTTCGCTGTTCCTGCGCGAGCCGGGCACGTCGAACACAGCAGAGCGCGGCATTGTGGCCGGTCTGATGGCGGGCGGCGCGGGGCTCGCGCCCTTCGCCGCTGTCCCGCCGTGGCTCGCGGCAAACGCCTACAACCGCTTCGGGCCCGCCGTTACCGAACAACTCCTTCAACGACCGCCCGCCCCATGAGAATCCTCGCGATCGACGTCGGTTCGAACTGCCTCGATTGGCTGATGCGCTGCCAGGAGTGGGGCCATCAGGTCCTCTGGTACGACAAGCCGCGCCCGGATGGTACCGACCGCCACGCCGGCGAAGGCATGGTGCCGAAGATCCGCGACTACGACGAGCTGCGCCGGAAGTGGCTCGGCTGGGCCGACCTGATCTACACGCCCGACAACGTCAGTTACCTCGAGATGCTCGAACCGTACCGTCGGATCGGCTATCCGATCTACGGATGCAACCTGGCGGCCGTCGAATGGGAGCTTGATCGCGAGGCCGGGCAAAAGGTCATGGAGGAGTGCGGGATGCGGATCATTCCCGGCAAGACGTTTCACGACTACGAGTCCGCGATCGCCTACGTGAAGAAGCAGGGCAAAGCGTTCGTGTCAAAGCCGTCCGGCGACGGCGAGCGCGCAATGTCGTACGTTGCTGACAGCGCGGCCGATATGGTCTACATGCTCGGGCGCTGGAACAAGATCGACAAGTACCGCTCGGCCGCGCGCAAGGACGGCTTCATCTTGCAGGAAAAGATCAGCGGCATCGAGATGGCTGTGGGCGGCTTCTTCGGTCCGGACGGCTGGTCCCGCGGGTGGGTCGAGAACTGGGAAAACAAGAAGCTGATGAACGGCGACCTGGGCGTGAACACCGGCGAGATGGGCACCACAGTGCGCGTTGTCCGGCAGTCGAAGCTCGCCGACGAGGTGCTGAAGCCCGCCACCGAGCACCTGAAGCGGATCGGGTATGTCGGGTATGTCGACGTGAACTGCATGATCCCGACCGACGGGAAGGGCCCGTATCCGCTCGAGTGGACGATGCGCGACGGATGGCCGATCCGTCACAACCTGACCGCGCTGATCGACGGCGACCCGGCCCAGTGGATGGCCGACAAGATCCAGGGCCGTGACACACTGAAGATCCGCGTGGACGAGGTGTGCATCTCGGTCCTGATGGCGCTGCCCGACTTCCCGTACTCGAAGATCACTAACAAGGAGCTGTGCGGCATCCCGATTTACGGCGCCGAGGACATGGAACACCTGCACTTCTCCGAGGTGATGATGGGCGTCGCGCCGCGCGAGGTGAACGGCAAGGTGGTCGAGCTGCCGGGGCCGGTGACGGCCGGCGACTATGTGCTGATCGCAACGGGCACCGGCGAGACGATTACGGGCGCGCGCCGCTCGGCCTACAGCGCGATCAAGAAGGTCAAGATCCCGAACAGCCCGTTCTACCGCACTGACATCGGTGTCGGCCGGCTGACGAAGCAACTGCCCGAGCTGCAGCAGATGGGTTATGCGAAAGGACTGAGTTACTGAAATGAGACGATCCATGCGCGCCGGCCTGATCTCGGAGGAATCGATCAAGACCGCCCTGACCGAAGCCAAGGGGGACATCTTCCTGGCTGCCTCGACGCTCGACTGCACCGCCCACGAGTTGGACGGATACATCCGCGCGTCCGCTGAACTTCAGGGATTCGCCGCGGCAACCGAGAAGGTCAAGGTGGATCCGTCGTACTCACGCATGAGCAGCGAGCAGTTCGACTCGCGAGTAGCGGATCTCACACGCGCTTACAAGGTTGTTGGACTCGAGGAACTTCATGGTCTGGCGACGATGAATCACAAGGACAGCGCGGCGATGGCGAAGGTCAAACTGCAGGCTGCGATCGCTCTGCGTGGCGGCGAACAGCGCGCCGTTGGCGATCGAGAGATCGAGCACGCTCTGTCCGAGCTCAACCAGCTGTATCACGCCAACGCCCCACGCATCAAAGAGATCCGCCAGACTGTCGTCAAGCTTGAAGATGGTCGGGAAGCGACTCAACGAGTGATCGAACTTCAGCGAGGTCAGAAATAGCGGTTTTGCGCTTGCGCTCGAGGAAGTCCCAATCGGGTTCGTTGCTCCGGTAGACCTGCCACTTCGTCAACGTGATGTGTCCGAGGCGCGCCATCTCCTTGATGGCTGCTTTGTGACCTTCCTCGCGGATTATTTTTTTTAGTTCCATGCGGCCGGATCCGATCCATTCCCACGCCGGCAATAAGCCGGGCGCTTCAGGCGCTAGCCGAGGACGAACTTCCCATTCCTCCACTGGCTTGAGACTCTTGCGCATGTACGTAACGCGCTGACGTGGAATGCCGGTATTCGACTCGAGTTGCTCATCCGTTAGCCGCTGACCTTGGCATGCCTCCCAAATCAAACGCAGGTCTTCGACGCGCGGTGTGCGCAGGTTGATGCACTCCTCGTGTACGCGCCAGGTATGCGGGGTCGGGATCACGGTGTACTCGGACGTATGCGCATAGGATCGGGTCAGTCGGTCCATCGTCATCGGGCACTCCACGAACACGAGAACGTCTGCCGGACCTGCACGGTCGGAATACGTGTAGCGATCGAGCAACACGCCCCCGCCGTCTCGCCATTTCGCCAGTTGACCGTCGCTCGCACGATCCCACCACGCCCAGACGTAGACCGGAAGATCGGCGATCGATGCGCTCTTAAAGAATGCCGGCTTGATCGTGGTGTATCCGCGGTTCACGAGTACGTGAGTGAAATCTGCGAACGCCTTCCGGATCGAGCCGGCAGTATCAGAGGTCGAATAGAGCTTCAC